GCCGCGCAGCTCACGCCGCCGGCCTGAGCTACACCCTGCACGTCCCGCAGCACGCCTGGTACGGAAACGAGGTCGAAAAGCGCGCCTTCATGTTCCGGCTCGCCGAGAGCCTGACCACAGAAGACGACTGGTACCTCGTCTGCGATGCAGACACGATGCTAACCGGCGGCGACCCGCATCTCGCCAGAGCAGACCTCGAGCGCGGCGAGCACCTGGCCTACAACGTCTCGCTGCTCGAGCGCTGGGACTGGAACACCGGCCACGGCGGCGGCCTCATCGTCCCGCCGGAAGGCAGCCCGACGCCCAGCCTCAGCTCGTCGCCGCTCACCTGCGTCTTTAGGGCCAAGCGCGGCCTGACGGTCAAGGGCGCCCACTACCTCTTCGGCTTTCCAGACGAGACTGCCAAATGGGGCTTCAGGGCCCTCTGGGGGCCCAGCACCGAATACGACGTCGAGCCGCCCGGCACCCTGCAGCTCGACTTTGAGCACTGGTCGAAATTCAGGCCCAAAGACCGCAGAGACGCTGCGAACACCTACTACGAGCGCCGCGACCAGCTCGGCCTGGAAAAGACCACCCGCAACTTCATCGAATCGGTCGACGGCGACCTGAAAGAGACTTAGATGCCCGCATGGCTCATGCGCCTGGTTTGGCGCGTCAAGGGCAAGCGCCGAGCGCGCCTGCACCTCATCGACAACCAGCCCTCAGTCGAGGGCATCCTCGCCGGCCGCTGGGGCGGCCACTACGTGGTCCTCACCCCGACGCTGCTCGCAGACGGCGAGATGCCGGTCAGCGGCCACGTCGAGGTGCCCGCCGAAAAGGTCCTTCTCGTTCAGGTACTCGACAAGTGAGACTCGCAACCCGCCAGGGCGACCGCGAACTGCGCTTCGCCGAATTCGGAACTAGCGCCGTCCCGGCACCCGTCAACCGCATCGCCGGCACCACCGGCCTGACGGTGACTCAGGCGCAGGCGATCGGCCTGCCTGCCGTCATCGCCTGCATCCGCCTGGTCTCCGAGACGATCGCCGCGATGCCGGTCAAGGTCTACCGCGGCGACGAGCGCGAGGTCGCGCGCGACTCAGAGCAGTACCGGCTGCTACACGATGAGCCCAACGCCGACCAGACCGCCTTCGACTTCATCTGCGACATCTCGGCCAGCCTCGAGGGGTACGGCAACGCCTACATCCACAAAATCATCAGCCGGGGCCGCGTGGTCGAGATGCGCTGCATCCAGCCCGGCCAGGTCACCGCAAAACAGGACTCCCGCACCGGCGAGCTGACCTACGACGTGCGGCTGCCGCAGGGCATCCTCAAGGGCCTCACGCGCAAAGACATCCTGCACATCCGGGGCTTTGCCGCCAACGGCACCCCGGTCGCCCCGTCGCCGATCCAGCAGCACCGCGAGACGATCGGCACCAGCGTCTCACTGACCCGGTTCCATAACGCGTTCTTTCAGAATGACGCCCGCCCAGGCGTCGTACTCAAGATGCCCAACGGCATCACCCGCGAGCAGGCCAAAGAGATGGCCGAACTCTGGGACGAGAACCACGCCGGCGCCGCCTACAGCCATAAGACCGCCGTCCTGGGCGGCGGCGCCGACCTCGTCCAGCTCCCGATCAGCCTCGTCGACGCCGAATTCATCGAGAGCCAGCGCTTCGGGATGGAACAGATCGCCCGCATCTTCAACGTGCCCGCCGCCCTCATCGCCGGCGAGAAGCTCGACCGGCCCGACATCGCCGCCGAGCAATTCCTCAAGTTTCACCTGGCGCCCAGGCTGCGGCGCATCGAGCAGGCCCTCAAGGCCGACTCGCAGCTCTTCGGGCCCAGCGCCCAGGACCTGCGCGTCGAATTCCTCGCCGACGCGATCCTGCGGCCCGCCACAGAGGCCAGGTACACCGCCGCGCTCAGAGCACGGCAGGCCGGATGGCTGACCGCTAACGAGATCCGCCGCCAGGAAAACCTCCCGCCGCTCGACCTACCGGGCGCCAATGAGCTGCAGATAACCCCGGTCGGCGGCGCCCCGAATCTGCAGCCCGAAAACCAGCAGTAATGGACCTGCGCCCGAACGCCGGCACCGCCGCAGAGGCCGAGAAGGGTCTGCGCTGGTACGAAGAGGGCCTCGGCGGCGAGGGTCTCGTCGAGGGCACCATCCGCGACGCCAGGAAGATGGCAGCGCGCGAGCCCCTCAGCGAAGACAAGGTGCGGCGCATGCCCGCCTGGTTTGCCCGCCACGAGCCGGACCTGCAGTCGCCGGCCAACTCAGACCCAGAAAACGATGACTACCCCGGCCCCGGACGGGTCGCCTGGGCCCTATGGGGCGGCGACGCTGGCCGCACCTGGGCCGAAAGGAAGGTTTCACAGATGGAATCGGACGCCGAGCGCCAGCTCGAACGTGAACACAAAGAGCTTCTGGACCAGATCGCCTCGCACCTCGACGCCGCCCGCCTCGCGCTCGCCGCGATGGCCGACGAGTACGCCGAAGAAGAAGAGGAAGAGGTCGGAGAAGTCGAAGAGGAAGGCCGCGCCCAGACCCTCGAGGTCGAAAAGCGCGACGGCTCAACGGTCCAGCTGCGGTCGGCCACCGGCCAGGTCCGCACGGTCCAGCTGCCCGAACAGCGCAACATGACCGCCCCGATCACCGTCGACGAGGACCAGGACGCCGAGACGCCGGCGCCCGTCTTCCGCGGCCACGCCGCCGTCTTCGACCGCGAGTCCGAGGACCTCGGCGGCTTCCGCGAGGTCATCGCCCGTGGCGCCTTCCGCCGCGCCCTCGACGCCAACCAGGACACCGTCGCCCTCTTCAACCATGACCCCAACTACGTCCTGGGCAGGACGACCAATAACACCCTGGACCTGCGCGAAGACCCGCGCGGCCTGCACGCCTATTTCCAGGCGCCGGATACCCAGTACGCCCGCGACATCCGCGAGATCGTAAAGCGCGGCGACGTATCCCAGATGAGCTTCGCCTTCACCGTCGCCAGAGACGACTGGCAGGAGCGCGAAGACGGCACCATCCTGCGCCGCGTCCTCGAGGTCGGCCGACTTCATGACGTGAGCCTGGTCACTACGCCGGCCTACCCGCAGACAGACGCCCAGGCCGTCCGAGACCACACAGACTTGACCTCAGAGCCGGAACCAACGTCAGAGCCGCACCGCGAGGCTGACACCGGCGACGAGGCCCGCGAGGCGCGCGAGGCCTTCCAGCGTGAGCTGCTGGAAGAGAGCAAGCGGCGCCTGACGCTCGCACAAGCAAAAACCCGACAGAAAGGCTGAGATCCATGCACAGTGATCTCCCCGAGCTGCGCCAGGCCGTCAAGGACGCCTACGCCACGCTCGAACAGGCCGCGCGCGCCCTCGAGGCGCCCGAGGCCGATGCCGATCTCGACGCCCTCAAGGGCGCTTTCGACGAAGCCGACGCCGCGCATCAGCGCTCAGTCGAGGCCGTCGAGCGTGCCGAGCGCATCGAAGAGGCACGTGCCGCCCTGCCGGTCGAGGACGAAGAGGTCGACGTCAAGGTCACCTCTGAGCCCCTGACCTACGAGCGCCACGCCCCGCACAGCATCTTCCGCGACATGATCTCGTCGCAGAAGGGCGACACCCCGGCATCGCAGCGCCTCGAGCGCCACATGACCGAGATGCGCATCGAGAACCGCACCAGCTCGCTGGTCAGCGGCACTGACGCCGATGGCGGATATCTCGTGGCGCCCGTATTCCTTCAGGACCAGCTGGTCACGCTCGCCCGTCCGGGCCGGCGCGTGGTCGACGCGGTCGGCACCAAGCCGCTCCCGCCGAACACCGACTCGATCAACATCCCGACCGTCAGCACCGGCACCGCCGTCGCTGCGCAGACCGAGGCGAACGCCGCCGAGGACACCGCCGCGACCTTCGGAACCGTGACGGGCGCCGTCCAGACGATCGCGGGCATCCAGAATGTCTCGCAGCAGCTTCTGGACAGGGCCGTACCGGGCATCGACGAGGTAATCTTCGGCGATCTGGTGAGGGCATACGCAGGCACGCTCGAGACGGCGTTCCTGAACAGCTCGACGACCAATGGGAAGGGCATCGGCCAGGTGACAGGCGTTAACGCCATCACCTACACCGCCGCCACCCCGACCGCGGCTGGACTCTTCGCCAAGATCGGCGAGGCCATCCAGGCCGTCGAGTCGAACATCTACGAGCCCCCGACGCACATCGTGATGAGCGCCCGCCGCTGGCAGTGGCTCCTCACCAGCGTCGACTCGCAGAGCCGCCCGCTGCTGACGCAGTACCAGCCCATGAACGCCATCGGCGACGCCGCAAGCCCGGCCGCCGAGGGTCCCGTGGGCTCGCTGCTCGGCCTTCCGGTCCTCGTCTCGGGCAACGTGCCCCTGACGGCCGGGGCGAGCACGAATCAGGACGTCGTGTACGTCTTCAGCGCCCCGAACCTCCTCATCTTCGAGGACAGCTCGGGTCCGTACCTGGACACCTTCAGGGACGTGCTTTCGAGCACCCTGCAGGTCCGGCTGCGCCTGTTCAACTACTACGCCCTGATCAACGGCCGCCGGCCGAAGGCGATCAGCGTGGTCAACGGAACCGGCCTGGTCAACCCCTACTGATCCCAGTAAGGGTTAATAGCAGCGCCCCGGCGAGCCTCACGGCTCTGGGCTCGGGCGGGTTCGACTCCCGCCCGCTGCTTTCTGTAACACCGCGTGATACGAGAGGACCTCTCGATGGTTGACAAGATCGCCGCGCTCGTCGCCCAGCGCGCTCAAGCCGCAAAAGTGAATGACCGCGAGACGGTAGAAAACGTGACCCGCCAGCTCGCCGCCCTGGCCAACCAGGCAACCACCCCGGCCCAGCGGGCGGCGAAGCGCATCCTCAACCCCGGCGCGAAGCGATAGATGGCCGCCCAGGACCTGTGCTCGCTCGCAGAGGTGCGAGCCTTCCTCGAGCTGCCCGCATCGGACACCAGCCGCGACGCGCTGATCACCAGCACGATCACCCCGATCAGCGATGCCATCGCCCGCTACACCCAGCGCGAATTCGTCCCGACCGCCTCGGCCACCCGCACCTTCGCCCTGGACATCGGCCAGCTGAAGGTCGACCTGGCGCCCTACGACCTGCGCACCGCCTCGACTGTGCGCCTTCACCCCGAGGCCGCCTCGCCCATCACTCTGACCGCCACCTCGCAGTACCAGCTTCAGCCGATCAACTCGCAATTCGGGGTCTACACCTCGCTGCGCCTGGCCAACAACATCGCCAACATCTGGCAGAGCGAGAGCGCCCGCTGGTTTGGATACGCCCAGGTCTCGGTCGCCGGCGCCTGGGGCTTTGCCACGGTCCCGACAGAGGTAAAACAGGCGGCCATCATCGCCGTGGCCTCAGCCATCCGCCGAGACGTCGCTGCCCTGGACCTCGGCGAGCTTCTGGTCGACGAGCCCAGGCAGATGGGCCCCGACCGCCCGGTCAACTACGCCCTGCCCGCCGCTTCGCTTCGGATGCTTTCGCCGTACAAGCGGCCGAACTTCCGATGAGCTACTTCTCGACCGCGCCCGCGTTCAAGGCGGCGATGCTCACCGCGCTGCAGGCCCGCCCAGGACTCTCAGGGGTCAAGGTCAGCTACGGCGCCCCGCTGCCCAACGCCCCGCGCGAATTCATCGCCCTGGGCGACATCGCCGGCGAACAGGAATTCGCTGCCCTCGGGGCCTTGCGCAAAAACGAGAACTACACCATGACCGTCTTCGTTTCTGTGCTCAGAGAGGGGTCCCAGCAGCAGACCTGCACAGAGCGCTGCTTTGCCCTCGCCGCCGAGATCGAAGACGAGCTGCGAACCAACGTCACGATGAGCGGCACCGTCCGCGTGGCCGAGATCACCTCGCCCTTCTCCCTCGATGAATTTGCCAGCGACCAGGCTCGCCAGTCGATCCTGACCATCGGAATCACCGCGAACGAGAGAATCTAATGAAGACCGTCACCTACACCGGCCCGCACCAGGCCGTCGTAATTCCCCTGCCCAACGGCGCCGCCTACGAGTGCGAGCGCGAGGGCAAGCTAGAGCTGCCAGACACCCTCGCCGATGAGCTGATCGCTCGCGGCGACTGGAAGCCCGTCAAGACCAAAAAAACCACTAAGCCCGCTAAGGGCACAGAGGAGTAAACCAGCATGGCAATCCGCTCAGGGCTCGCAGCCCAGCTCGGCATCGGCGTCGAGACAACCTACGGGACCGCCGCGTCGAGCATTTCGAGGTTCTACGAATTCAACGAGGAATCGCTCGCGCTCACGATCGAGCGCATCGAGTCCGCCGGCCTGCGCGCCGGCCAGCGCGTCCTGCGCGCCGACCGCTACACCCCCGGACAGAAGGCCGTAGAGGGAACCGTCGCCTTCGACGTCACCTCTGAGAACTTCGGCCTGCTTTTCGAGCACGCCCTCGGGACGGTCAATACGACCACCCTCAGCGGCTCGGCAAAACAGCACCAGTGCATTCTCGCCGACCCCTACTCGAAGAGCCTCACCCTCGAGGTTGGCCGGCCAGGAAACGACGGCACCGTGCGCGCCTACCAGTACACCGGCGCGAAGGTCCAGAGCTTCACCCTCAGCTCGTCGGTCAATGAGCTGCTGCAGGCCGAATTCTCGTTCGTAGGTAAGGACGAGGTTACCGGCGGCAGCCTGGCGACCGCCAGCTATCCGTCCAGCCAGGAATTGCTCTCGTTCGCCGGCGCCACTATTTCCGTGGCCGGCTCGAGCTACAGCTGCCGCGAGGTCTCCCTCGAGGCGAACTTCGGCCTGAACGCCGAGAGGTACGTCCTGGGCTCCCAGACGATCAACGCCCCGGTCGCCGCCGCGATGACAGAGATCACCGGCAACCTGACCGCCGAGCTGGTCGACTTGACCGCCTACAACAGGATCGTCAACAACACACAGACAAGCCTCACGATGAAGTGGGAGGGCACCGCGATCACCGGCACCTACAAGCGCGCCATCACCGTCACGATGCCCGCCGTGCGCTTCGACGGGAACACCCCCGCCGTCGCCGGCCCCGAGATCGTCGACCAGGAACTGACCTACAAGGTCCTCGCCCCGACCGATGGCTCAGAGCCCATCACGATCGACATCGTGAACACAGACGCAACCGCCTAGTGGCAGACGACCTCATCGTCTGGCCAGGTCTTCTGGAATTCCAGAGGGACCTGAAAAAGCTGGACATCGGCCTCGACCGTCACCTGCGAAAGCAGATGAAAGAGGCCGGGAAGGGAACCGCCGAGCAGGCAAAGAGCGAAGCCCTGTCGCGGGGCCTCTACAGCACCCGCGACAGGGTCCACCTCTCAGAGAAGAACGTGGCGATCGCCAGCACAAAACAGGTCGTCATTCGCAACAAGGCGGTCAACCAGGACAAGTACCGCTACCCCGGCATCTACGAGTACGGCGGCGCAGAGGTCCGCTACTCGAAGGGCCGCGCAAGAGAGATCCGCAACCGCAGCGAACAGGGTGCCCGCCTGAAGAATATGGGCACCTCGCTGCTGCCAGGCTTCGGGCCCCGCGCCTTCATCGCCCCGGCGATCATCAAGACGCTGCCCGATTTCCAAGAGAAGCTCACAGAGGCCATCGACGAGACGGCCCGCATGGCGGGCTTCAAGTAACGAGAGGAGCAGGACATGAAGATCAAGTGCCCAGCGGGCGAATTTGAGATGCCCGAGAACCTGACCTTCCGAGAGATGCAGCAGATCAAGGCGGTCACCGGACTGAACCCCGGACAGATCCCCGACGCGCTCGACGAGGGCGACCCGATGGTGGTTGTCGCCTTCGTAATGATCGCCGCCGGCAGGGCCGGGAAGGCGATCGACGAGAACAAGATCCTGAGCTGGACCCTCGACGACATCGAATTCGCCGAAGAGGAAGAGCCCGCCGAAGACGAGGACCCTACCGAAGCCTGACCGCCAGGGGACTCTGGACGCCGACGCTGGCCAGGGTCTACGGCATCAGGCCGTGGGAGATCGACGAGCTGACGGGCGACGAGCTGGGGGAGATCGCAAAAGACATTAAGAAGCTCAACCGCGAGGAATAGCGTGGCGAAATTCAACCGCAGCATGCAGGTCGAGGGCAAGCTCGTCGTCGACGAAAAGAGCTTCGCCGCAGGAATCCGTCGCGCAGTACGGGACACTGACAAGCTCAACCGCGCTGCAAAACAGACCGGCAAAAACAACGGCTTCCGCAACATCGGCCGAGCAGCCCTGGGCGCCGCCGCCGGCATCGGGGCGGTCACCATCGCCGCCGACCAGCTGCGGCGCAGCATCAACGACACGGTCGACCTGGCGAAGGCCACCCGCCAGCTGCAGCGCGCCACGGGCCTGGCATCAGAGGAAGCCTCGGCGCTCGCCGGGGTCCTCAAGGTTCGAGGGGTAAACACAGACAAGCTCGGCCGCAGCTTC